GTGTTTGTGTAAACACCAACAGTAGCAGTAGCAATAGTGGTTGTTGAACCACTAGAGTTAAGGCCATTGGTAATGATTACGCTAACAGGTACGAATTTGCTCACATCGACAAGAGCCATTGCTGTGTCACCAGCGTAGGCCAAGTTAACTGATTGAGCAGAAGCAATCAAACGCAAGGCTTGGTTTGTAGTCAAGTTTTGGGGATGATTGCTGACTGTGGTTGCTGGTCCGGGATTACTCATAATTAAATACTCCTTAAATTGTTAATTAAGCTGCGATACGGCAAGCCAACTCAGGGTACAGAGGTGCCCATCCATAAAGCACGTCTAGACGTGTAGGTATCGAGTCATTATTGCATTCTGTTACTTTCACCTTTCGGCTACTGACCACTTTTACATGGCGGGGTTAGTTCTTCGACTTACCCTCTAGAACTTCTTTTTTAAGTTACGTTCTAGTTCAGACTATCGCATCATCCACTTGGGATGTCTTCTCACTTAGTCGTTCACGCTGCTTTCGCTTGCGCCCTGTTGTCCACTTCTGGAGTTCCAAGTCAATCAGAGAAGATTTTCCGTAATACCTTTCAGTATCAGGCCACCAATGCAAACTTTTCATCGTTTGCAACGTTAATGGTATATTGACGTACGACACGCATTGACAATCCAATTTCTTTATCGCTTGCACGACCAGCAAAGTGGACACCTTCAGGCAATTCGAGATCCGCCACCGCCAAGGTGAACGCATTTCTGTGCATCATAATGTTCTGTGGTGAGTATGTACCAGAACCAGACACTCCAATTGAGAAAGGAGTAACTGCAACACCACTTGTGGGAGATGCTGTAACGTTCTGGAACTGACCACCATAGATCAATGCAGGGCTAACTGTTACTGATGTATTGCCATTAGACAAAGTGACAGCAGATGTAACAACAAAGTTTCTCAACTTGTTATTGCCATAGGCTTGACGATTTTGTGGGTTAACAGCATACACACCTGCAAAAGTAATCACATCACCTTGATTCAATGCACCAGCAGCAGTAGCTGTGATGTTGATCGTAGATGTTTGTGCCCATCCTGATGCAAGACCTTGGTTTGAGCCATTAACAGTAATAGAACCAGCAGTTCCACCTGTCCAAGCACCAAACTGTTGGGAGACAACGTTTTGGTCCATTTTCCAATTAACCCCAGCGCTGTCGCGACCCATGAGGCCTTTGCGATACTGCTCGCCAATAGCTTCTTGGGGCACAAAGAGACCTTTCAAGCTATCAACAATAGTTGCAGAAGTAAATGGCTCGATAGTGACTGATCTACGACCATCACGAGGAGCACCTTCAGAGTCAAGGTAAGCACCAGCAGTCAAGTATGTAATCAGACCTGTAGGAGGTGTTCCAGCAGTACCAACGATATTGGCTGTGTTGTTCTTAGCCATGACTAAGCCATCACGATCAATTTTGTTAGCAATTGCCGCTACCGCAGGCTTCAACACACGATCAGAGAACATATCCAAGCTCAATGCAAGATCAGCCGTGGTAAATTGGGTGTCCACATGGAATTGCGTTGAGAGGGTTACGGGTACTGAAGTTTCGTTAAAGTCCTCGACATTGAGGGCCGGACCGGTCGTACCAATAAAGCGTCCGGGTCTGCGTACATTGACTGTGTTACCAATCTTTGCACCAACGACAGCGAACTGGTCATCGTAGTTGCGGTCTACTTCTGACGTGAAGGTCAACTCATTTTCCAAAACCATTAGCGCTTCGTTAGTGATTTTGGATATCGTTAAGAGATTATTACTCATTTGATTTCCTTAAAAAAAGTTAAAAAGTTTTTACCTAATCTTTCCTGCTTTTCTCATCTCTCGCCATTGTGCTGGAGTACCAGTAAACTCACCATTAGAGTCTATTGGAGTATCCACAGCAGCACTAGATGATCTAAGTGGACTGATAGGCTTGGGTGCGTTTGATCTAACAACAGCTTTCACCTCAGTCTTTGGTGCTGGTTGCTCAAATCGAGCCTCCAACTTACCAATCTCTCTTAGAGCACCAAGAGCAGTCATCTTAGAAAGTTTTTCAGCAACGTCTGGATTTTCTGCTAAGTGATATAGGATTTTTGGGCCTACTTCACTATCGAAAATCGCATCCCTAACTTGGTCTGACACCACCACATCTGAAGATGCAATCATGTCATCGTAGTCAGGTAACTCTGCCTTCACTTGCGCTTGCCTCTGATTCCATGCCTCGAATGTCTTAGCACGTTCTGCTTCAGTTCTACGCAATTCTTCCTGTCTGTCACGCTCTTTTAACGCTTCTTCAGTTGAGTATTTGGCTAATGCTTTCGCATAATCAAAAGCAGTTTCAAATTGCTCTGGTTGTGGCTCTGAAGTCTGCTCAACTGGTTTAGGGTTGACCTTGGCTTCTAGCTCCTTTAGCCTTGCCTCTAGCTCACTAGCCCTCGTACGCTCTCGTTCAGCTTCCTGACGAGCCATTTCACGTTGTCTAGTAATCTCTGTAAAACGCTTCTCTAGTCGATTTGGCTTTGGGTCTTCTGCTGGCTTTGCATCATCTTGCGCCTCTGGCTCACTCTTAACCTCAACCACCTCTGTTTGCACAGGCTCAGTTTCAGTAGCTAAACCTAATTTATTAGCGTAAAAATCTGCTGAGTTTTCACTCGTCAGGACTTGTCCTGCTTCTTTGTCTGACATGGTTTTATCCAAGGATTTGCCCAGTTAACCTAACTGGTAAGGTTTTTGGTCAATATAGACCGAAATCATTACTGTGTCAATTACTGTATAGACTGCACACTCTGGTTAGCATATTGGAACTGCTCAGCATTTCTAGCTGCAATTTCACGCTCCAACCTTGCTGTATCCATGTGATGCAACAATAACTCCATGATTGACTCAATTTCTGTTTTGTTCTGAGTTGTAACAGCTCTCATGTTAACGTCATGCACTTTAGCCTCAAGCATGGACTCAGTATTGTGTGCTTTGGCAGTTTGACGCATCAATTCACGCTTTGTTTCTGCCTCTTGCTTAACAGCTTCAATGTCTGAACGCTGCTTAATGGTCATCTGCAACTGCTGAACTTGTTGTTGCATTTCCTGTAGCTGTTGCTGAGACATGGCTAACTGCATCTGAAATTGTGGAGGAATCTTAGATTTCTCATCAATTTTGGACATTGGGTTAGCTGCTGCCAATCTGTCTGCAATGGTTTGAGCACCATGAAAGTCCATGTTTCTGAAGAACAAGTCACCAGCAATCTGCATTAGGCTTGGGTCTGCTGCAAGCAAGGGCATCATGCTCTCGATGGCTTCTTGACGCTTGCTGTTGTAGCCCGGACCTGTGTCCATCACAATGTCGTACTCACCAATGGTTGTGTCATTCAGCACCCTGTAAACACCTTCTTCATCTACCCCATAGGTGTTAATTTCAACCAAATCAGGCTTGCCATCTTCCCCAATAATCCTCATTGTGCGTTGGGCATCGTATATTTTGGGTATCAAATCCAAGCAAATCTTACCAATCTGACGTTGTGAACGAGTCAAATTGTCGTAAAAGTGGAAGTTGCTAATGTCAACCTGTTGTTGTTGACCATTTAAGGCTTTACCAGAGATATTGCCTTGTGGGAGCTGGTTAGGGTCAACAATGCCAATAACTGCTTGCATATCTTGTGATACTTGGGCAGATGCAGTCATAATTCCAGCAGGAGGAGCTTCTGGTTGAATGCGAGTAGGCACAGGAGCTGGCATTCCCTCAATGTCTTTTTGCTTGTAACGCAGGACTGCAGCACTCTTGATGTTAGCCTGTGCCCATTCAGTCTCATGGCCCTCGTCTTGGCCTTCAGCAATCAACCATTTAGGTTTTGGTGCTAGAGCAATAGACTCAGTTAAGCTAGTCTGCCAGAAGTTGTACATCCTTTGTGGGTCTTTGGCTTGCCTGACCATGCCAAACTTCTTACGCTTGTTCTCAACAATCAGTTGTTGACCATAAACAGGCACAATGGGAATGTGCTT